AGTTTTGAAATAAAGAATAATCATTTGGTTCTGCCAATGTTTCATAAGTCGGTCCATATTCAATTCCAGTTAAACCAGGTACTTTATGCATTGCAACATATAAGTCAACAACATCACAGTTACAAGAAATTTCATAAACCTTTTGTAAGTTTGGTTGTCTTGAGTTTGAAAGAGGTTTGGTAATTGATAGATTAAGCTCTTCGTTAAAGTGATAAAATTCTTCAGATTTTTCTACTTGACTAATGTCTTCTGCTGTTGCCCAGATGTTTGATTGTCCAATCACATATGATGAAAATATCATCGCGGCTAAAAGTAATGTGATGTTTAAAATTGTTTTTTTCATTTTTCTATTAGTTTTAAAATTATTAATTTATTTACAACCAATAGATAGTAATATAAGCCTCTAAAACCTATTATTTTGACCCCCCAAAAAGGTCAAAATATATGGTATAATGTATGTAATTTTAGTAGAACTACTTAGAGTGTACAGTAGTAATTTCTATAAATGAAAAAAGGTCAGATTTCTCTGACCTTTTCTTATTCTATATAAGATATATTGATTATCTCAATTCTCTCAAGTCAAATGTACGAACTCCATCAACTGTGATTCTTCCGTAGAATCTGTTGTTCACCATTTTCTTAGCGTATCTAGTCATGATACCTTTGATTGGTGTGAAGTTGAATGGGTTATACATTGTAGGTGTCAATTGTAGAGGCACGTATGGTGCATAGATGTACCCTGTGTCTAATAGAGACGAACCTTTGTGTCCAATCAAAACTTGGTTTGGTGGGAAGTAAGGATCTCTATACACTTGGTAACGACCAGAAAGTGTTCCTACTCTTTCGATACCCATGTTAAATTGATCTTGCTCTGGTGAAGCGTTAGATACGTGGAAGTATTCTAGATCATCAAAAATTGCTGAAACTTCAGAAGAAACTACAATCCAGTTAGCACCACCTCTAAGTGTAGACTTGTGGATTTGTGCAGACAATTGGTTAATTGCAGTAATCAAAGTTTGATTCCAGTCTTTTTGAGTATAAGATGTTGTAAGATTCAATCTTCTCCATCCATTGTAATCCCAACGTAGATTCCACGCAGCACCTTTACGAAGGTCACGAAGAATTTCTCTATCGATTTCAGCCGCAACTTGCTCAGACAATAACGCTGTAAGTTCAGCTTCCGCATCGATGTTGTGGAATGCTGCAACGTCTTGTGCAAGTTCTGGTGACCATTGAGCTCTTAATTTTCTTTCAGTAACAGAAACGGTAACAGATTGTAGGTCGAAAGAAACCTCTCCAATTCTATCTTCAAATTCCATTTCTTCATATCTTCTCCAAGTTGCAGTAAACGAGTTACCTGAAGCAATAGCATCAATTGTAGCTCCTGTATACCCATCAAGAGTATCAGCTCCACAGTTAATACATGCTGGACAAGAAAGGTCTACTTCTAAGTAGATACATCCTGTTGCGTCACAGATATCAAAGTATGAACCTCCATTTCCAGTAGTTGGGAATGTAGTTTGAGTTTGTTGTCCATACTCAACGATTCCTTTACCATATTTTTGAGTTACAACTCTAAATAATAATGGTCCAGAACCAACAGCACAAGGTGAATCACCAGCAATTGTAAGACCAGCGTCAGTTGTAATTGTTAAATCTGAAAGGAATGCTTCGTTATCCATTTCTTGACCATCAGGACCAATTAATTTTCCAGCTCCTGCTGTGTTAAATCCACACATTTTAATAAGAACTTTTCTTGTGTTTCCAGTATAAGCATCTGAATTATCAGGTGCGTCAACCAAGTTACCATTATTCCAAACAACAACAGTTGCTGACGCAGTAACTGATGAAAAGTTTCCTTTAGAATAGTCAAACAATCCTGGAGGATCTAGAGCTGCTTCTGAACCTTCATAGAACAAGTCATATGTGTTTTTAGCGAACTCAGTTCCATCGTTATAACCTGATGTTGTGTCAGTTGTTGATCCTGGAGCTCCAATTGGTTGTCGGTGATTACCATCCGCCCCATATCCTTGAATTTTAGGTACAAAGTAGAACAACTTACCAATAGGTAGGTTCATAGCTTGTACTGATACGATGTCGTTTGCCAACAACTTTGAGAATACTCTTCTCACGATTGGGAATACAACGGTTTCGAATGCACCGTTTGATCCCTCTGATGTTGCCTCGTTGATAAGATGAGAAGCTTGGTTCTCATACAACTGAGCAACATTTTCTTTTAGATGACCTCTAAGACCATCAAGGAACCCTAATTTGTCCCATTTGTTAATTGTGTCTTCTTTGATAACTTTAAGGTGTTTCAAACCGATGTTACCAACAAGACCTGATTCTAATAATGCTCCCATTTTTTTATTTTTTAGCTTTAATTAGTTTATTTGTGTATTTTATAAATACTATTTACTTTTAAAAAGTTTATTACATTTTGCCCATTAAGTCTTTCATTCGTAAAAATTGTGGGTTTTCATACGTTTTTGACTCAATTAAACTAGTTGCAGACCCATTTGATGGGCTTTTACTTACAACTCTTTCAATTGATTCATTGATTTGTGTTGATTCTCCACTATTTCCATTTGAAAGTTCATTCTTTATGGATTTATATAAATTCTTAGACTCTTTTAATGTTTCAACATTGTCAAATCTTCTAAGAATATTTATTTTTTCTTGTTTTGTTGTTGAGTGTTCTGTAAACAATCTAGTAGCGTATGCAAGATTAGAGTTAAAGATTGCAACTTCGTTAAGTTTTGTTCTAAACATATTAAGTGCACTTCTATACTCTTCATTCTTTTCTCTTAGAACTTTAACTTCACTATTAACAGATTCAAAAGTTAGGTTTCTATTAGGTGTAATACCTTTTCTTAGGCCTCTACCTTTTTTAGATCCAGCACCATAAGTTCTAGAAGCTTCTTTCATCTCTTTAGCGTTTTCAGTAAAACCTTTCATGTTAACCTCTTCTTTCCAAGAATATTTTGGTTTTCCAGTTCCCATAGTCTTTTTACCTTCTTTTTGTTTAGGTCCAGACTTAAAGAATACGTTTTCTTTTTTGTAACTGAATTTTGGTCCATTTCCGGTTCTTCCTTTACGACTAACAGATGATTTTTTACGTTTTTTACGTTTTTTAGCTTCTTCAAGATATTCTTCTTCCACATTATCGTACTCATCTACCATATCAGCATCTTCTGAACAATTACCTTCTTGACAGTCTCCTTCGTCTAAATCTTCATCCATAGTAATTTCATAAACAGGGTCGTTCTCTTCATAGCGCATACCTTCCGTTTTTTCATCATGACCCATACCTTCCGTTTTTTCATCATGACCCATACCTTCCCTTTCGAGTTCTTTGATAATTTCAGCAAGCTCTTCATCAACACCTTCCATTGGGTTTTCATCAAAAGCAGCTTCTACCATCTCAGAGTCATCACCCATATGAAGTTCATAAAGAGCTTCTTCCATCTCACCTTCAGCGTCTTCTTCAGCTTCCTTGTCATCATGCGCATCCATTTCAAGATCTTTAATGTGTTCGTAATCATCTTCAGCAGCTTCTTTGTCGTGCTCTTCATCATCAAGATTCATTATACCCTTAATATTAGGAAAATCTGCGTCAAGCTCATCCATAGCGTCACTAGCTTCGTCTTCATTTAACCACTCATAAAACACTTTTTCGTCTTTCATTTCATTTTCTATTTCTTCGTTTAATTTTACTAAGTATTCATCTTCACCGTCAACAATTGATATTGAATCTTCGTCTTTTGTAACGACAATACCATCTTCGTCTCCCATTAATTTAAATACTTTTACAACTTCATCATCTGAAGCTTTTCTAAGGTCTATAGTTTCGTCCTCATCCTCAAAGTCGCCCATTGGCGGCATTGGGGGTTCGTCACTCATTAACTCGTCATCCATTGGCTCGTCATCGTCCATTGGTTCGTCAATCATAACCACATCCTCATCTTCAACTGCATCAACCTCATCATCTTCATTAAGAGATTCTTTTACTAAAGATTTAATTTCTTCCTTCATAGTAGAAGCAAGTATTTCTTGTGCGTTTTTGTTAAGAGACTCCTCCAAATTCTGAATCTGGAATAAAGCATCTTCTGTCATAGTTCTTTTACTCATCTATTATTGTTGTTTACATAATAAATATATAGGATTGTAAAAAAGTTTTATTTAAATAACAAAAAAGGGGAACATTTAATAACGTTCCCCTTTTTTTGTTTAACCACTTAAAAATCTCTATTCGATTACCTCATCAATTTTACTCTCAGTAATTGTTGTAATTCTCCAATCCATACTATAATTTTCAAAGATTTTTGTAATCTTAGCTTCAACATCTGTTGGTGTATAACCTAATACTAGTTTTTCTTCTTTCGCTTTTCTAGTTTTACCTGTTTCGCTATCTACTAAGTCAAGTGAAATTTTTGCTACAAAATATTTTTGTCCTTGTTCCATAAATAATTAATTTTTTTATAATTATAGAACTTAATTTCTTATTTATCAAGAAATGTTGATAATTTATCCATTAAACTTTTTGTCTTATCAATAGATGAAGATTCCATTCCTGTTGACCTTTCAGCTTGCATTCTTTTTTCCTCGTCTAAATTCTCTTCAAATTTTGACATATCATTTTTATCTAAAAATAAATAAGCTCCTGGTGTAGATGGTGATGAAACCAAGTCAAAGCAAATCAATTCAAAATCATCTTGCACTTCATTTTGTTCACCAACTTTTTTTAATGATCCAACACCTCTTGATGAAATACCTAAAGTTACACCTTGTCTTAAATAATTTGCGGCCATATCACCTTTTGTAGATACAATACCACTATCGTGAAATCCAGGACTAGTTAGTAATCTTAATTTACCCAATAAAATAGGACCATCCCACCAGACATCCGTTATAAGATGTGATGCTCTATCTAAATCAATTAATGAAGACTCTGGATGATTTAATTCTGATAGTGCCGTTCCTTTTTGGATCATTTTTTTGTAATTCTCAGCTTCTCTTTTTAATATTTTTTCTGGATATACTCTACCATTTCTATTTGGTGTATTATATTTTTGTAGGACAGCATAGAACTCAAATGGTTTTGAATGGTCTAAAAAATTATTAGATTCCTTAATTAACTCATAATTTCTACCCTCTTTTGGGTTTATGTAACCCGCATCATATTCAATTAGAATTCCTTTTCCACTTTCGTTAGGCCCTAAAATTTTATAATTATTCATAATTAGTTTTAATTATAAATATTAAACTTTTTCTATTTTTACTTTATTAGATTTTAAATTTCCATTTTTAGTTAAATAGAATCTAAAATATTCATTTTTTTTAAAAACATCTGAGTATATGTCTAAAAC